GTGGCATACTACCACCTGTGTGGGTCTATTGGGAACTCAAGAAGGATGAAGCAAAGCCTGACTTTGTAAAGCATACACGAGGATATCTGTTGCATAACACTGAGCCAATGAAGCCAATGACAGAAGAACAAGCAATAGAATATCTAATACAGAAAGATATACCTGAAAGGGTATGGAGAGATTATGAGAAGTCAAATCGACCAAGACTTGTCATATGTAAGAAAGAGCAATTGCCACAACATCGTACATGGCGAAATGCTTGGAAAATAGCTGCTTAAATAGGAGGAACTAAAATGGCAACTAAGACTTTTGTAACCGACAAGGATGGTGCAACAGCAGACGCTTCAAGCATAACCATGCCATCCGACAGGCATTTCAGAAATGCTTGGAAACTAAATGGTAACGTCATGACTGAAGACTTGACTGCTGCTAAAGTTATCTTCAAGGATAAAATCAGGGAAGTGCGAAAGCCTTTACTTGAAGAGGAAGATGTAGTCTACATGAAAGCACTTGAAGCTGATGACGCATCTGCTAAAACAGCATCCGTAGCTAAGAAGAAAGCATTGAGAGATGCTCCTGCTGCTAAAGCTATAGATGATGCAGACACAATAGCTAAACTAAAAGCTGCTTGGGATACAAGCACATTGGGTGACAGCCCTTACGCATGAGGTAAATTATGGCTTTAACTAAAGTTAGAGGTTTAGGTCTAGGCACACTAGATGACAACATTACTTTTAGCACAGCAGGTAAAGGTGTGCATCTAGGTGTTACCTCTGCTACGTCTTCTAATTTAATGGATGATTATGAAGAGGGAACATTTACTCCCACAACTTCTACTAGCAGTTATACTCTTTCTGAATCTTCTGGGTCTTATACAAAGGTTGGTAGATTAGTTAATGTTCATATTAGAGTAACTTTTTCAGCAGTAAATGGTTCATCTAATTCTACTGTTAACTGTAATAATATGCCTTTTGTCAAAGTATCTGGTATACACAATATCGGTGTTGGAAGAGAAACTTCAACAAACGGTGCAATTTTTGTTGCTCAGATGACTCAAAATACAAATGTTCTTAACATGAACAGTATGGATGGTATCGGCAATGGTTCACAAGAAGCTTTTACAACAAGTAAGGCTTATATCTTTCATGTTGCTTATGAAACATAGTCAAGAAAGTAGGAGATAAAAAGTGGCAATAACAAAAGAATTAATACAAGACAAGATAGAAGTTGTGGGTGACTTCAAACACATACAAGTGCGAACAGCAACTGTGATAAAAGAAGATGGTGTTGAAATATCACGTTCTTACCATCGCCATGTTGTATCACCAAATGATGACAGCACAAACGAGAATGCAGATGTAAAAGCAATGGTAAAACAGTTTCATACAGACGCAGTTAAGAAAGCATACGCTGACCATCTAGCAAAGGAATCATAATGCCCTATATTGGAAAAGCACCACAGCAAGGCATCCGTAACAGGTTCATCTACCAAGCAACAGCAGGGCAGACAACCTTTAGTGGCTCAGATGCTAACTCACTCACATTGAGCTACCCTGACAGTGAGTACGTAGATGTATATCAAAACGGTATACTACTCAAACCTGCAACCGACTACACCTCTACATCAGGTACATCAGTCGTGTTGGTCACAGGAGCATCAGCTAACGATGTAGTAGAGATAGTCGTGTATGACACATTTAGTATAGCCAACAGCTACACCAAGTCTGAGTCTGACACACGCTATCCCTTCTTAGGAAATGATAGCATCATACGAACTAATGGTCAGACAATCAGTGCTGATGTAACAATCAGTAGCACAACCAATGCATTGTCAGCAGGACCTATTACAGTCGGTGCATCAGCAACGCTAACAGTTAATGGATTTTATACAATATTATGACAAGTGAACTTAGAGTAGATAATTTAAAAGGTAGCACCACAGGTGGCAGTATAAATGTCTTGGGTGAAGGTACGTCAAAGACTACTAATTTACAACAGGGATTGTGTAAAGCTTGGTGTAGTCTTGACGGAACAACCACTGATGCATCTTTTAAACAAACCTTTAATATGAGTACTGTAGTAGACAACAGCGCAGGTAATTTTACGGTCAACTATACTAATCCAATGTCTAATTTAACTTATTCTGCACAAGTAACAGCAGGTCATGCTGTTGGAGTTACAGGAGATGTGGTTGCTACTTTTCACTCCGATGGCTCAATAGCAACAACTAGTTGTAAGTTTACTGCACACTCAGGGGGAACAAATCGTGATGTTCCTTTTAACTTCTGCAATATACACGGAGACTTAGCATAATGGCAAGTGAAATTAAAGTAGATACAATCGTCAATGCAGGGGGAGATAATGACTCAGGTATTGACCTAGCAACTAATGACAATATTAAGTTTAATATCGCAGGTAGCCAGAAAGCTATCATAGATAGCACTGGAAGGTTGTTGATAGGTACAGATTCAGGTGATGCTTTCAATGATGACTCCATGCTCAGATTACAAAGAGCAGGTGACAGAGTATTTATACATTTGAAAACAGATGCAGACCAAAACTCAGGAATATTGTTTGGTGATGTAGATGATGATGTGGAATGTGCGATTGAATATGAACCTGCAAACAAAGCATTAACATTTTCAACAAATAATAATACTGAAGCTGTTCGTATTGATGACAGTGGCAGATTATTAGTGGGGAAAACTGCTACATCTCAATCTACAGCAGGTGGTACTTTAGAAGCAGGTAGTATTTTGGGTATTAATGATGGAGGTCAGTGTGCGAGGTTTAATCGTTTAACATCTGATGGTGACATTATACAATTCCGTAAAGATGGTAGCGACATTGGGAGCATTGGTGCTTCTGGTGGTGGTTCTTATATTGGGGATGGGGATACTGGTTTAAAATTTGAGGGTGGAACTGATGATATAAGACCATTTAGTGCTAGTGGTGTTGCTACAAGAGATAATGCCATTGACTTAGGTGATGGCTCTGCTAGGTTTGATGACATTTTTGCTACTAATACATCCATAACAACATCTGACCAAAACGAAAAACAAGACATAGCAAGTTTAACAACTAAGGAGCTAAACGTAGCTAAAAAGTTATCTATACTATTCAAGACATTTAGATGGAAAGATAAAGTTGTAGAAAAAGGTGACAAGGCTAGAACACATACAGGCATCATAGCACAAGAAGTACAATCAGCATTTAGTGCAGAAGGATTAGATTGTTCTAAATATGGATTGTTTACGTCAGATACATGGACAAATGAAGAGGGCAAAGAGCAGACAAGACTAGGTGTGCGATACCCTGAGTTATTTTCTTTTATCTTCTCATCTATAGAAGCACGATTGACAGCATTGGAGTCTAAGTAATGGCATCAACACTTAAAATAAATACATTAACAGGTGTCAGCACAGCAGGGTCAATCGCTGTGACAGCCGAAGGGAATAGCACCACAACTAATCTGCAACAGGGGTTGTGTAAGGCTTGGGTACAGTTTGATGGCACAGACTCAAGTGCTTCTGCTAGGGATAGTTTTAACGTAAGTAGTATGTCAGATAATAGTGAAGGTCATCATACTGTTACCTACAACAATGATTTTTCAAGCACTAACACCCTAACAGCTAGTGGTAATGGTGGTCAGTTTTCAGGTGCTACAGCAAACAATGTGTTTATATTTCACAAAAATATAGCAGTAGGAAGTATTAGTATACAGGTGCAGATAGCAAGTAGTGGTTCAAACAAAGACCAAACATATATCTGTCACCTAGCACACGGAGATTTAGCATGAGCAAAGCAGCAGAACTAGCAAACCTTATAGGCAACATCAACGCAGGTGGTGGTGGAGTAAACAAAAATGTCATCATCAATGGAAATATGAACGTGGCACAGAGAGGAACGTCAAGCACAGGTATTGGTGCTAGTGATGGGTATTTTGTTTGTGATAGATGGAAAATTGTTCAAAGTAGCACAGCAGGACGTTTAACTATGACGCAGGATAGCTCTGCTCCTAGTGGTTTTGCTAACAGCACTAAACTTGATTGTACAACGGCTGATACATCTATAGCAGCAAATGAACTTTTACTTTTCAGACAAAGTATAGAGGGTCAAAACTTACAAGCATTTGCAAAAGGAACATCAGACGCTAAACCATTTGCTGTGTCTTTTTATGTTAAAGGTAATGCAAGTGCTACATATGTATGCGAGTTAGAAGATACGGACAATAGTAGAACAGTCAGCAAAACTTTTAATGTAACAACAGATTGGACACGAGTAGAGTTGTCTTTCCCTGCTGATACAACAGGCACATTTGACGATGATAATGCAGCAAGTTTACACCTTCAGATTTGGTTACACGCAGGAAGCACTTGGAGCAGTGGCACACTTAACTCTAGTGCCTTTGCATCTACTACAAACGCAAACAGAGCAGTTGGGATATCCTCATTCTTTGACAGCACAGACAGAACCTTTTTCATCACAGGTGTTCAGTTAGAAATAGGGCAGAACCCAACGAGTTTTGAGGTAGAGCCTTTTGTTGATACGTTAGCTAAATGCCAAAGATATTTTTTAGCAGAAGCTGAGTTTAAAGCAAATCTATTTGCAGACGAAGGTAGTAGAAGAATGGGTGGAACTATAAACTTTCCTGTTACTATGAGATCAGCCCCTACTATGGGTAGTGTAACAGATGACTCAGGCTCGCAGGTTTCAAGTTCGGCTATATCTGGTTCTACAGTAAACTGTGTTAGAGCTATTTTTGTATCAGCTAGTGGAAGTAATTCTAACATTGAGTGTTTTGCAAAAGCATCTGCTGATTCAGAGTTATAAGGGAATATAATATGAATATAACTAACGCACAATATGATGATTATGACTGCATAGTATGTTTGATTGATGGGATAAAATTAACCGTTCCAAAAGACCCTGCCAACAGACACTACGCAGAAATAATGCGACAAGTAAAGGAAGGTACACTGACCATCAAGGACGCTGATTAGTGTTTGATCCCATCACCATATCTGCAAGCCTTGGAATTGCAAGTCAGGCTTTCAGTAACATCAAGCGCATGTTTCAGGCAGGACGAGACATTGAAGCGATGTCACAGGACTTGTCACGGTGGATGGGAGCAGTAAGTGATGTAGATAACGCACATAAGTCAGCCAAGAACCCATCAATGATACGTAAAGTCTTTGGTGGTGGCAGTATAGAACAAGAAGCTATAGAAGCATTTACTGCAAAAAAGAAACTAGAAGAACAAAGATACGAGCTAAAACAGTTTCTAATGTTCACCCACGGAAGCAAAGCATGGGACGATCTGCTTGCAATGGAAGGGCAGATACGCAAGAGAAGACAGAAAGAAGTATATGACAAACAGGTGTTTAGAGAGAAAGTTATAACATATGTCGTATTGGCAGTGGTTCTTGTTGTTGGTGTTAGTGTGTTGGGTGGCTTTGTATACGGTCTTATGGGGTTTGACAGAGGATGGTGGTAACGGTGGATATCATACAAGAGATAAGTGTGTACGTAAACAAGGTGGACAGCACACATTTGAGTGGCTGTGTGTTCGTGGACAAGTTATATATTTAGCACAATCGGACAACATTAAACAATGTTACACCTGCTTCCTAAAAAAGTTTAGTGATTGGACATGGGAGCAAGAGAAAAGACTAGGCATACGTGAAGATCCAAAGTATATCACATGCCGTAGATACAAAAGAAGAATAGCCAAGAATGGACAACAGGTCTGTTTATATAAAGGAGCAAACGATACATATACGCTAGTGGTTGAAGGTCAGTGTCCCACAGAGTACCGTTGCAAATATGACCCACACGGTGAAGAGCCTAATATAGATAGTGTGGTTGACTCACTAAATGATAGTTTTAAATAGGAAATAATATGGTATCATTACAGGCAAGAAGAATAGGCGAAACTCTGGCACAGTATAACCGTAGAGTTGGTAAAAGACCACCAACAACAGTTCGTAGACCTACACCAACAAAACAAAAACCAGTTACTCCTACGGTAAAGAAACCACCTACACAAAAAGTAAAGGCAAGGGTAGATCCTGTTAAACGGCAACCTATAAGAAAGAAACCCACTGTAGATCCTGATAGACGAAAACCTACAAGAAGACTACCAAAAGGAAAGCCTATCGCATCCATTGACTATTTTGATAAAGACGGAAAAAGAGTTATTGTACGACAAGATGATCCTCCTACTAGACGTACACCAAGACCTAAAAGACCTACTGTAGATCCTAGAAAAAAAATAAGAAGACCAAAGCCTGAAGACATGGTGTCTCCCGGATTTGATCCAAAAACTCAAAATCCAGATGGATCACCTAAAGGGCAAAGAAGACGTAGACCTCCAACTACACCAACACCTAAAAGACCTGTACCAAAAAATATTCAAGCTTTTATAGAGGAGCTTAGAAGAAAGGCAAAACTAAGAAAACCTACTACACCAAGACCTAATCCTATCACGGATACTATACGTCCTCCTAAACGTCCAATTGCTATAAGACCCGGTTTAGATACAGATCCCTCTGGTAGACCCATTCAGCCTAGAGTGCCTAGAAGACCACCAGACACACTTGGAGGTTCTCCAGTAGCCATAGGTAACAATATTGATATTAATAAAATAGGTAATAAATCTAGAATTTTTGA